AACCCCGAGTTTTACGACCATGTTAAATACCCTCAATATGAAATGCCTGACATGATAATCCTACCAAGCACCTGGAAAGAGGACTACATACGGGAACATGCAGAGTCTCGTGGCACAAAAGTAGTACAGCTACACCATCCAGTAGACCGAGATACCTATGAGTACCGTGAACGAACAACTACAAAAACTATGCACATTGCCGGGAAGCCAGCAGAAAACGACAGAAACGGCACGTGGTTGTATATGAACTCACAGCCAAAAGGTATTGTTACAACCCAGAGCAGCGACTTTGCTTGGCACATAAGGCGTAAATACCGACACTCAAACGTATTTGACAATGTACAGAACCAACTACAGCTTTATTCGTTCGGTGATATATTAGTATTACCTAGAAAATACGGTGGTAATTGCTTACCCTTAAACGAAGCATTGTCAAGCGGTATGCCAGTTATTATGCCAAACATATCACCGAACAATCATTTGTTACCTAAAGAGTGGCTGGTTGACGCTAGGGTAGTTGGTTACTTTGAACCTCGCGGCAGAGTTGATATATATGAGGTAGACCCAGACGACTTACATCGTAAAATTACATACGTTCAAGAAAACATTAAAGCCGAAAGCCAAAGGGCAAACGCCATTGCTGATTCAATTAGCTGGACTACTCTATTACCTAGGTGGCAAGAAGCTATAAAGAGCTTACTATGAATATACTTTGTATAGCGATGGTTGAGGATAGAGCTAACCTTGATAAACAAATACTAAAGCAGACTGTGCAGCCTGACAGGACTATATTTTACGTTGATGAATCACCGGCTATTCTGCTAGAAGAACGCAGACAGCGTATTGCCGAAAACCACAAAAAGCTACAAGAGATTGTTAAAGCATATAACCCAGACCTAGTGTGGCAAGTAGAGGGAGATGGAGACTACCCAGCAGACACTCTTGAAAGGCTTGTCATTCATTATGAAGTGCTAAAGGGTAAAGACTTTGGCTATGTCTCTGGCATACAAGTAGGGCGACACGGATTGTACCACATAGGAGCTTGGAAGAACTTTACCAAAACATCATTTGAAAGCATTGACTTTAACCTTAAAGGTATACAAGAAGTAGATGCCACAGGATTCTATTGCTTGCTTGCTCCAACAGAGGTATGGCTTAATGGTTTGTGTAAGTGGACTGATGAGCCTTACGGTCCTGATGTTGTATGGGGTTTAAGCATAAACAAAAAGAAATACGTTGATATGGATCTTAGCATAGGGCATATTGTCAAGAACGGAATTATCTTACCTAAGCATATTAGCACTTGCAACGTAAGGTTCGATAAAGGGGAAAACGGAACATGGAAGTTCAAGCAATTAGATTAAGTGATATAATACGGTTATGACAACTACAAAGCAAGTTAGAGACTACATTCCCAACCCAGAAGGCAAGGGTGGCTTTCAGGATCGTCCTCAAGACCGCTCTGATGGTCGTTGGGATAAAGCTGACTCTATTAGCTACCAGTACAGCAAGCTCCTTAGAATGGGCGAGAAAGAGTTTGAAGACTTCGTTCCAGAAACAGTTGCACAAAGGATTGCTCTTGTCAGGCTTAACCAATCTATTAAGGCAGACGGACTTGCTGACACTAGAGAAGTAACAGACCGCACAGAAGGCAAAGCACCACAGTTTATTGGCTTGGGCGACAAGGAAGATTACAACATAGCATTGGTGGAGTTTATAAATGGCGACGACAAAGATACAGATACCCCAGGAGTTTAAGGAGTTATTTAATCCTTACTGGCGTTACTTCCTTGTCTACGGTGGACGAGGTAGCTTAAAGTCACACACTGTAGCAAGAAGGCTAGTTATTGTTGCACGTGAACGCAAGGTGCGTATTCTTTGCACCCGTGAGTTGCAAAAGTCAATCAAGGATTCAGTACATAAGCTTATTGCTGACATTATTAGCGAGTACGGCTTTACTGACTTCGAGGTGCAAAAAGATGCAATACGCAACACTGTGACTGGATCAGAGTTTATCTTTACTGGTATACGAAACAATACAAACGAAATCAAATCAATGGAAGGTATTGACTTTTGTTGGTGTGAAGAAGCACACGCACTGACCGAAGCATCTATTGACATCCTTACACCTACCATACGCAAGCCAGGTTCACAAATTATATTCACGTACAACAGGCTTAATGAACTTGACCCAATACACAGCAAGTTTGTTATAAACAAGAAAGCAAAGACATGTGTTATCAACGTCAATTATGAAGTAGCAATTAAGTACGGTTGGTTTCCTGATGTGCTACAGCAAGAAATGGAGCTTGACAAACTAGAAAACCCAAGCTTGTACGCACACAAGTGGCTCGGTGAACCGCTTAGTCAGACCGACACTGCAATTATTAGCAGAGATGCAATTATAAACGCTATGCAGCGCACTATAAAGCCAGAGGGAGCTATTGAGATTGGCGTTGACGTTGCGCGCATGGGCGGAGACCGCACCGTATTCTTTAAGCGCAAGGGTTTGCGACAAGAGAACAAACGCATTTACAGCAAGCTACGAACTACAGAAGTGTGCGATAAACTTGAGATGTTTGCAGACTTTGACAAAGAAGTGTTGATAAAGGTTGATGATACTGGTGTTGGCGGAGGTGTTACTGACGAGATGATGGAGCGTGGTTACAATGTTATGCCAATTAACTTTGGTGCTAAAGCAAGCGACCCCGACAAATACACTAATCTTATCAGCGAAGCATGGTTCTATATTCAATCACACATCAATGAAATGCAATTAGACATGGACACTGATTTAATTATGGAGCTATCCTCAAGGCAGTGGAAAATGGACGCAAAAGGCCGTAGGGCGGTTGAGAGCAAAGACGACTACAAAAAGCGCGGTTTTCGCTCACCCGACATTGCCGATGCCTTAATACTTTGTTATTATTCTGGTAATACACTTGACATGGATGATATTTATCTTTAAGAGCATAAGTGGTACTATATAAACAGAGTCCTTTGAGACCTTAAATGGGAAAACATAAATGAAGTTTACTGATAGAGCAAAAGCAGCACTAAGTGTTCTTACACAAAAACAACTTGGTAATTCACTCGGTACCGTTATTAGGAACCTTTCAAATGCCTCAACCTTTGATCCACAAAATCAAGTAAGGGGAATCACCTTTAAGGCTATTGACAAAATTGGTATGTCTACTAGTGTCTACGAACCCAAAGCCGTAAGAGGCAATGGCGATGTATACGTCAATCACCCAATTATCACACTTGCTAAAAATCCAAACCCCTTAACAAACTCGTCAGACTTTATTCACCTATGGGCTATGATTTACGAAATATACGGTGAGACATTCTGGTACTTAGCACGAGGCGAAAGCACTCGCAGGGTTAAAGAAGTCTATTTGCTTAACCCAATGCAGGTTGAGCTAAAGTTAAGCGATGGCGAAGTAGTTGGTTATATCTTGCACAAGAGTAATGGAACACAAGTACCACTTATGCTAGATGAAATCGTACACGACAAACGACCAAATCCGTTTAACGAGTTTCGTGGCATGTCGGTACTTGAGCGTGCATCTGTATATGTTGACACCGAGATCACAACATCTGTATTCACCTTGAACTACATGCGAAACAACGCAAGCCCAAGCGGTATTGTAACGCTGCCTAACATGGACAAGGAAGTATTTAAGCAGTTTGCTCAACAATGGCGCGAAGGTTATGAAGGACCACACAACGCTGGTAAGACAGCATTTATTCGTGGTGATGGCGTAGACTTCAAAGCTGTTGGCGCAACACTTAAAGACGTTGACCAAAAAGTTACAAGAGACATGGCTAAAGAAGATGTACTTATGATGCTCGAAGTTCCAAAGGCTTTGCTTGGTATTGCAGATGGTTCTGGTCAGGCACGAGCAAACGTTGAGGCTGTTCACTACATCTACAACAAAGAAAAGATTGACCCAATCATGGAGCGCCTTGACCGTATCTGGGAAAAGATTGCAAAGATTGGTGGCTTTGCTGAAATCATGGACATACAGCACACTTCGCCTATTCCAGAAGATAAAGAGTTTAGACTAAAACGCCAAAAAGATGGTGTTAACGTATGGCTTACAGTTAATGAAGCACGAGAGATGGACGGACTTGGACCAATCGACGGCGGTAACATTTTAATGCCACGCAATGCAATTCCACAAGCAGCACCAATCGCAAACGCTTTTACAGCAAAAAAGATAACCATGAAGCGTGAATTATCAAGTACAGAAAAGGTACTAGCGCTTAATGCAGAACAAGAGTCATTCCGCAAAGACCTTGTTGCTATCAACGACATCTACGCCACTAAGCTAAAGACAGAGATTGACAAGTTTTCAAAGAAACAAGAGGCTATTGTAATTGGTAAGATTGACGCAACCAACAAGAGCTTTGAAGAGTATTTGTTTAGCATTAAAGAGGATAGCATTGCACTTTCACTTTTGCTTGTACCTATTGTTATCGAGTTGATGGAAACACAAACCGAGGGTGTCGCAAACTTTATTAGCGGTGAACTTCTGACAATCAGCCCAGAGATTAGAGAAGGCGTAAACCAAAACATGTTACGGATTGCTGGCCTGTACAACCAAGACACTATTAAGGCACTAGAGCAGACACTTGCTGCTGGACAAGGTGCTGGCGAAAGCCTAGTTAAGTTAAAGAAACGAGTCGAACAGACCTTTGGAGACGCTCAGGGCTACCGAGCCGAACGTATTGCACGAACAGAAAGCTTGCGTGCCAGTAACTCAACAGCAGAGCTTACATACAAGCAAAGTGGCTTTACAACAGTTAAATGGTTTACAAACCCAGGAGCTTGTTCATTTTGCCTAACGTTTGAAGGACAGACAAAAACAATTGGTAGCAGCTTTGCTAACATAGGTGACGTTGTTACAACCGCACAAGGCGACCAGATGCAGGTTGAATACTCTGACATCGGAACACCACCATTACACCCTAATTGCACCTGCTCATTAGTGCCGGAGAATTAAAATGACCACAGGAAACGCTAAGCAATAGGTACTTGTATAATATGGTAGATGTCAAATGTAAGAATTGTAATAGACTACTAGCAAAAGCAGAGTCTATGAACGCAGCAATTAAATGCCCACGGTGCAAGATGATATTTGAATATAAACTCTATTCTAATCTGTTTTTAACAACTGAATATAATAGTACTTTACAAAATAACCATAAACATAGTATAATGCCCACAGAGTCCACTGAGACCATGCTCGAATAACGGGCAACCACCTCTGTAAAGAGTAGGTAGGTTTATCAGGGGTCTTTTTTATTAGGAGAAATAAATGCACATTAAATCAGAAGCGTACATTGAAAAAGCAACAAAGCTCCAAGAGGGAGAAGTTGAGTTTGTCGTATCAACTAATGATATGGACTCACACGGCGAAAGAATAGACGTAAACGGAATTGATTTAACTGAGTTTAAGAAAAACCCAGTTGTCTTATGGGGCCACGATGGCTTCAACCTACCTATTGCTAAAGCAGTAAAGGTTTGGAAAGATAACGGGAAACTTATGGCTCGTGCTAAGTTCTATATGAAAGACGACTTTGCCCGTAAGGTCTATGACTACATTATGGACGGTTACCTAAACGCTGTATCTATTGGCGGCATGGTAAAGCAATGGGGAACAGACGGCATGACAATTGCTGAGATGATGATGAAAGAGTTTAGTGTGGTATCGGTACCTGCAAACCAAAACGCACTAGTATCTAATAAGTCACTTGACGGCAACCAGAAGGCAGAGCTTAAAGCACTTGCTAACGGTTACGCACGTAAAATGCTTTCTACTGGCGATAATGAACTAAACAAGAACATCGAGACCCTAGAGACACTCGTTGCCACCTTAAAGGAAGTAGCCCACGGCAAAACCCATGAGGATTCGGCTGACGGTACATTAACTCGACGAGTGGTTTTGCGCCAAGCGCAAGTGGTCGATCAGCAAATCGAAACTGTCATCCGACAGATTAAACTAAAAGGAGACTCAAATGAGTAAAGAAAACATTGAGATTGACGCAGAAGTAATCAAGGCTGTTGCCGATGAAGCTGCTAAATCCGTAAAAGAAGGTCTTGTTATGCCAACGGCATCAGACATTGCAAAAGAAATGGTTGCACTAACAGAAAAAACAGAAAAAAAGAACGTAACATCAGAAGTTGAAAAAACGGAAGTAAAAAGCACTATGGATAACCTATCAAAAGAAATGCGATTTGCTAAGGGTGTTTTTGCATTCAAAAACGGCAACGCTGCACAAATTGCAGAATACAACACATATGTTGACAAAGCATGGTTCGATGTAAACAAAGCTGACTACCAGAACGTTGCTACAACAGCTGACGGTGGCGCACTTGTTCCCGACCCAGAGTTTGTTGCAGAAGTAGACCGTCTTACTGACGAATACGGTGTTGTTTCACGACTAGCTACTATTCGACGTACAGACCGAGACTCAGTAACACTATTAAGTGGTACAAACGAGATCAGCTTTACTAAGACTGGTGAAGCAGTTGCTAAAAACTCACAGAAGCTAACTTACGCTGCATCAACCGCTGCTCTTGACAAGTACATCGCAACATTGGTAATGACAAGTGAAATCGTAGAAGATTCCGCTATCAACCTTTTCAACGATGCTGCTAACGAAATTGCACGCGCACGAGCTAAATTGTTTGACGAGCTAGTATTTACAGACGCTACCTACGGTCTATTAAGTGCATCAGCTGGTGATACTTACAAGACTATTAGTGTTGGTGCTGCTATTACTGACTTTAGCGCTGATGACGCAATGAATGGCCGATACAAGGTTGTTTCAAGCGCTCGCCGCAATGGTCGTTACTTCATGCACCCAACAGTATGGAACGCCCTACGCCAGACAAAATCTGGTGATGGAACTGACTCAGCAGCCAACTACCTATTCGGTGGTCCTGGACAGAGTGTCGCACAAAATATCGACGGCGTGCCTGTCGAATTAGTAGACATCCTACCAGAAATTGGTGATATCACAGCGAACGAAGCATTTGCAGTATTTGGCGACCTTGCGCGTATTCAGTTACACGTTAAGCGATTGCTAGAAACTAAAATCTTTGATAGCGGTGTTGTTAAAGACTCAGGCGGAGCTGACATTAACTTAATTACACAAGATTCATTTGCAATCCGTGCTACATTGCGCGTTGTTCCTCAAACTCGTTTTGAAGGTGCATTCGTTATATTTGGTACAGGCACAGTTTCTTAGTAAAAGTAATAAAGTTCTTGGAGGACTAAAATGGCAAACTTAAATAACCTATATGTAGCCGGCGGAAGCCTTGTTACCTTTGGTGGTGTTGATCTCGGTCACACTGTTGATGGTACTGAGGTTCAAGTTGAGCGTTCGTTAACAATGGTCAAAACCGATTTATACGGTGAGACCCCTGTTGACTACGTTGTAACTGGTCAAACCGCTACAGTAACGTTGAAGTTGGCCGAAATTACTCCCGATGTACTATCATATGTTTTACCTGAGTCAGATTATGACAACGGTTCATCAGATGATCACTTGCACTTCGGGACTAAAGCTGGATACAGTCTACGTGCCGACGCATTAGAGCTTGTTATTACCCCTCAAGGTCGTAACAGCGATAATGGTCGTACCGTAACACTGTTCAAGGCTATCTCAACCGGTAACGTTTCATTTGCGTATAAGATTGATGAGCAAAGCGTTTACGAAGTGACCTTTACGGCACTTGTAGACGAATCACGATCTGCTACTGATGGACGCTTACTAGGTCGTGTCGGCCCGGTAGCTATTAGCTAGACTAATTAGTGACCAAGTTAAGAGAGCCAATAAACTGGCTCTCTTTTCTGTTTTTGTGGTACAATACACTTATGTTAAAGAACTATTACAATGGTGCAATATTAACAGTAAGGGAGCATATAAATGGCATTGATAAGTCAGAGCGAATTGGAATCGAGACTCGGGAGGACTTTAACGAGCGCCGAGAGTACCGCCTTCGCGCTAATAAACGGCGCAAATCAAGCATACGTCGAGAAAATGATCGGATCGAGCGTAGAAGCCGCAACCGAGGTAACTAGATATTACGACGGCGGATTGCAAAACTTACCCATAGATCCTTGTACTGATATTACAGCCTTGAAGTTCGTAGATGAAGATCAAGTTGTTATAGAAACCATAGACGCTTCCGACTACATCAAGGAACCAGGAAACCGCACCCTAAAGACAATGATACGCGCACGATACGGCAAGCTTTATAACGGCTACGCAAATATTGGTGTTACTGCCAAGTTTTCAGTCTTTGGAGACACAGACACGCTTAACATTATTAAAAATGCAATGCTAGAAGCGCTTGTTGGTGAGGTAGATAGTTCATCGAACCTCATTAAAGAATCTATTGAGGGCTACTCAGTGGAATACGCAAAGACACAAACACGGGACTTGCTTGATACAATCAAGTTTATTATACCTGGAATTATCTAATGAAACCTCCTATGCGAGAAACTGCAATAAAGATTACTAGGTCACTTAATGGCTACGGTGACTTTACTGAGATTTCACGCGCCAACCTACCTTGCCACTTTAGGAACATTACATCACAAGTTGCTGGCGGTGGTGATGAAACTGTTGAATCAGATGCTTTAGCATGGTTTGAAGCTGGGTCAGGAGTTGTACGCAACGATATACTTATTATTGACGGTGAAGGCTGGAGAGTCGAAAGGCTTACAAAAGCACGCAGATTACGCGACAACTCTGTACAGTTTATCAAGACCGAGCTACTGCGGTACGGAGTTATCTCATGAGTAGGCCAGTAGTAATAAACAACATGCCAGCGTTTACTGCTCAGTCACGCAATGTTCTGGGCGATGCCCTAAAAGACGCTGCAAGAGACGGACTTATAAATGCTGTTAAGTCTGCACCATTTAAGAAGGGTCAGCTTCGGTCTGACTCTGGTATTACAAAAGTCAATCAGCTTAAATACCGTATATCCTTTTGGAAAGAATATGCACGCTTCCAAGAGTTTGGCGGAGACTCAAAGCGCAATGTTCGCAACTACAGCACAGCAAGCACTGGCGCTCACTTTTTGCGTAATGCCGGAGATGAGCAAGCACAGCGAATATCGTATAAGTTTAAGAAACACTCAGGGAGAATCTAACTATGTCAGACTTAACACGCAACGTTGCAGCGTACCTAGAAACGGCTGGCTTTGGCACGTTTGGTACAGATATATTTGTTGGTCAAATACCTTCAGACACTAACGGGATATATATTGTTGATGCTGGCGGAAGTCTGAACAACTATGTGCCAATAGTAGAAACTGTGCTTGACATTTTCGTTAAGGACATAAAGGCTGAAACTGGCAAAGCAAAGTTAAATAACATCAAGAACTTTATGCACAGGATGCACAATACCACAATTGACGATTCGTACATATATACATTTCTTGTAATTGGTGATATAGAGGACATACAAAGAGACGTAGAATATGGTAAGATATATAAGATAACGCTTCAGGTTGTCCACAGAGACACAACACTAATAAGTTAAGGGAGAATCACATGGCACTAACAATAGATGATCTAAAACCAAAAAACTTTACAATAGCAATAAAGGGCGTTGAGATTGAGTGTTTACCACTTAAAGTATCTCACATTATGCTTCTGCAAAAGGTTGGCTCAATTTTTTCAGACATTAAAAACGCAACAACGCAACAAATTAAAGATGCAGAAACAGATTTATATGCAATCATTGAGGAAGTTTCACCTACACTAAAAGACGCACAACTTGACTTTAACAGCGTTTTTGAATACATCGAGCAACTTATGGCTGGTGTTGAAACAAGCGAAACCAAAGAAATTAAAACCAGTGGGGTCACGTTTACGAAAAACCCAAAAGCGGAAAAACCAGCGGAGACGGTGGTTGGCTAATGTCCATTCCTTCTTTCATTTCATATTACGGCTATACTAATAGTCAAGTCCTTGATGAGTTTGCAAGGGTATACTTTGCGCTTACTGCTGAAATGAAAAAGGGTCGTGCTGCAGCAAGACTTGAAAGAATCCAAGATAACGCCATACCAAACGGCGGAGGTGAAGAAGCAAAAAGTATTGTTAATGACCTTATAAAAGATGCCGAGGGCTATGACCAGATTATTCAACAGGCTAAAAACCTGAGGAGTATTAGAAATGGCTAGTACCAATGTTGGCTCAATCCATTATGAACTTGGCTTAAATACAGGTAAGTTTGACGCAGCTTCTAATAGTCTTGGCAAAAAGCTAGACGGCATTGGCAAAAAGATGCAAGACACTGGCAAAAAAATGACCATGTTTGTAACCGTTCCTGTCGTTTTGGGCTTTGTCGGAATGGTGAAAGCCGCATCTGACCTTGATGAAACTATGAACAAAATGGAAGTTTCATTTAAGGATCAATCAGAAGTTGTAAAGAAATGGTCAAAAACATCAATTGACAGTATGGGACTTGCACAACAAAGCGCCCTTGATGCCGCTGCACTGTTCGGTGATATGTCCACAGCAATGGGGCTATCAACCGTTGAGGCTGCAGACATGTCTACTAGCCTTGTGGGTCTAGGAGCTGATATGGCTTCGTTTAAGAACGTTTCCTTTGAAAGAGCGCAAACAGCGCTTGCTGGTGTGTTTACGGGCGAGACAGAAGCTCTAAAAGGGCTTGGTGTTATTATGACAGAAACAAACCTGTTAGCATTTGCTCAAGCTCAAGGCATTGAAAAAACCGTCAAAGAAATGAATCAAGCCGAAAAGGTACAGCTTAGGTATGAATACTTGATGTCAGTTACAACAAACGCTCAAGGTGACTTTATACGTACAGCCGATGGGACAGCTAACCGTACACGAAAGATGATGGAACAGTTCAAAGAACTTTCGGCAGAGCTTGGAACAATTTTGCTACCAATAGCCGACAGGGTGCTTGCGTTCGCATCTAACATGATTGCAAAGTTTTCTGCTTTGTCAAGAGAACAGCAGACTCAAATACTTATGTGGGCTGGCGTTGCCGCTGCTATCGGGCCAAGCATTCTTATATTAGGAGCTACCGCAAGAAGTGTTAGCACTTTAATAGTTGCGTTTGGCGCACTAACACGAGGACTTGTTGCGGTACGAATAGCCGTACTTGCTATGTCTGCGGCACTTACTATCACACCACTTGGTCTTATGCTTACTGCAGCCACGCTACTCGGCGCTGCTATCTTTGGCATAGCAACAAGTAGTAACCGAGCTGACAATGCGTTGAACAGGCTTACGGCTGCACAGAACACCCTAAAAGAATCAACAAATAATCTAAAAAATGCTCAAGATGCGCTTAGTGGCGCTCAGCTTCAAGTTGAAGGAGCAGCATTGCGCGCGGAACAAGCACAGCTTAATTACAATCAAACTGTTAAAAACTTTGGAAGAGATTCTTTGGAAGCTCGCATTGCGTTGCACGACCTTAAAGTTTCAAATCAGGGGTTGGCAGATGCTACAAAATTAGTGGCAGATCGAACCAGGGAATCACAAGAAGAACAAAATAAGATTGTAAAAGCCAAACAGGCAATTATCAATGCAAACAACCAGATAGCTGCATCTGCAGCAAATATGTCTAATCAATTAAGAAACGTTGCGGCAAATGCAAATACAGCACGTAACGAGATTACACGCGCTCAAGCAGCCGGCAGAGCAGTACCAGCAGCAACTCAACTACAAGCGGCAGGACTACCAAGCATGAATATTCCCCGACGAGCTTCTGGTGGTCCAGTATCAGCCGGGCAACCTTACTGGGTTGGCGATAACGCAAACGGAAGTCTGAACAAAACAAGTGAGTTATTTGTACCTAAACAATCAGGAACAATTATGAACCAAGACCAACTTAGCCCAGGTGGTAGCGACTTTAAGATGTACGGCAACATTAACATTGGCAATAAATCAGACGCAGATTATTTCTTTGAAAGATTAAACCGTAACCAGTCACTTAGTTTAATGGGCGTAGCAGAAAGAGGCATGGCATGAGTATAATAAAACTATCTGATTCTATTAAGTTTAACGGCGTTGATATTACGTCTGTTAACGGGTGGACTACGACTGCAACAAACCCGAATAGATTTGGCAACGATGTGCAAAACTATGGCTTGTCTTATTCGGACGACACAACAACAACCTCTGCATTTTTGACACGTAAAAATATTAACATTAACGGGGTTATTGCCGTTAGTGGTCGTGAGTTGCTTGAGACATCAATTAGTGATTTGAAAAGAATAGTCAAGGGTGTTAACAAAGACTTAATCATACCAGTATCAGGAGAACAAAGGTTGTATCGTCGCGCAACAATTGCAAACATTTCAATCATGAAAATTGCTGGCGGCTACGCAGAAATAGAACTTGAGTTTACTGTTGGCGACCCCTACAACTATAGTCAGACAAACACCGAGGTGTTAAACAGAGTCAACGCTACCAGCGGCAATCAATCTTACCCCGTAATATTTGCTGGCACTGCTAACCAATTGCCAGTCTTTACCTACACAGTTGATGCCCTTAACCCAACGCTGTCTCAGGTAGATGTAACGATTTCTAACCCAACTACTGGGGATTACATTACAATTTCACGAGCCTGGGCTGTGGCAGACGTAGCCGTTATTGATACATTAAATAGAACGGTTACTGTTAACGATGAGGCGTTTGACTTTGCCGGCAGGTTTCCAGCCTGGGAACAGGGAGCTGGGTTTATAAACTATACTGATCAGTTTACCTCGCGTCAGTTTGACTTGAACGTGGTGTATGCAAAAAGGTATGAATAATGACCCTGTTCGCTCAAAACAAAACCTATATTTATAAGCACTACTCGCAAGGTGTTTTTATAGGGTTACTAGAGCCATATAACCCTCTTTTCTTTTCAACCGCTATTAACACGGCTGCATCAGAACTTATATTGGATTTGCCCATTGACATTGAGGCAATTAACGCAACTATTGAAACGGACAATCTTATTACAGACGATGACGAGGAGATTGTAACCAAAACAGGTGATGCAATTATCTTTGATTCAACAAACATTATAACTGGCGTGCCCGGCCTAAGCGATGACATAGAGGTGTGGGAATACTCAACCGACTACCCCAACGGTATAAGAATATATAACGGGCTTGTCTCTGGCTGGTCTGCTGACTATTCCGACAACACCGTATCTATAACTGCCCTGAGTTATGGCATACAGCTAGACAACTACCTTGTACAAATCTTACCGCAGTCTGTTGTCGCAGAACAGTTGCTAGAAGATGCGGAATACACTGTTTACGGTCCTGCTAAGCCTTTATACGATAGGCTTACAGCCGTCAATCAAACTTTTACCGTAGGCGTAGACACAGACGTAGAGGGGGTGTACTTAAACATACGCAGAAAGCCCGGCGGTCCAAGTGGCAGTATCACAGCGCGCTTGAGCATTATTGAGGGTTTACCAACTAGCCCTAGCGCAACCCTTGTAACAAGAGATGTAGTTGTTTCTGACGAAGATCTTGGACTTGTGTTTTTTCAATTTACATCAGCAGTTGATTTAATAGGTGGTGCAAATTATCACATTAGTATAACAAGCCCTAACGGCAGTAACTACAGCGCAACCAACCTTTTGGGCGTTGCCTATAACTCAACTTTAAACTATCCAGACGGACAAGTATACTTAGAAAACGAAACAAGTGGGTTCACAACACCTGGCACAGACATATACTTTCAGATCGTAAGCCTTAGTGGTGCAGCTGGTAACAATTTCACGTCAGTAGATCCGAGCGCTATAGTTAGGGATTTATTAGATACTCTTACGGCACTTGGTGGCAAACTAACATATACAGAAACATCAATAGCAAACACTGGACTAACGGTAAGCTATAAGTTTAAGTTCAATACCTTGTATGAGGCACTAAATAAATGCGTAGAACTTGCGCCAGCCAACTGGTATTTTTACATTGACCCAGGAACTAACGTTGTGTACTTTCAACCAAAACCCAGCGCAAAAACTCTTAGCTTTACACGTGGTAAGGTAATTGGTCCTGTAATTGGGCAAACACTTGAAAACTTAAAAAATAAAGTATATTTTAGCGGTGGTATTACTGAAGGTGGTACAAACTTACTTGTAAATAATTCAAAAGAAAACAGTATTGCTAAGTATGGTCAATGGCTGCAATTGCCAACTGATAACAGGGTAACTGTTCTTGACACAGCAAACAGCGTGGTTAGCGCAATATTAAACGAAAAGAGCCGACCTCGCTTTGCGGCTAAAAAGGTTACTGTAGTAGATAATCAGTACGACTTAAACGCATTTGTGCCTGGCAACCTAGTAGGCTTTAACGGGTACAATGATATTGTTAATAACCTAGAACTGCAAATAATGTCAAAAAACAGGTTTGACAACAGAGCATTTGTTATGCTCGAGGTGTTGCCGCCGACACCAGCTAAAAGGGTTGAAGAATTAAAACGCAACCTTTTGCAACAACAAACAGAAAATAATCCAGATCTTGGAACATAAGTGTTATAATAAGGAGCATCATGGCAGATAAAGAAATTAAGCAATTAACAGAAGAAACAACACCAGAAACCGGTGATTTCTACATAATGCAAAAAGTATCCAATGATGACACCGTGAAAGTTGATGCAGATAACGTATTGCCAGTTAACAGCGTAACCACGGCTAAGATTTTAGATGCAAACGTGACCACTGCTAAACTAGCAGACGGTTCAGTCACAACAGACAAAACATATGTAAAAACAGTATATGCAACCTGGACTCCGTCGGGGAACAGCGATGCTACAAGTGGTGGTTTTGCTGATTATGGTTCTGGAACTGTATCGGTTACTGTACCGACATGGGCAACAAAAGTTATTGTTTCTACATCTATTTTTGGTACATACCAAATTACTAGTACATCAGAAACAGATTTGAAAATTGTCTTTGGTAGTGTTAGTGGCGTAACAGTACACAAGTATTCACTTGTAGCTTCGCAAGCCAACGACTGCGCATGGAGTGAAGAACTTACATTAAGCGGCACAGGTTCACAGACATTAAAGGTTCAGGCTCGCAGGACTTCTGGTACTGGCGCTATGCGTACGCCAACAAACGCCTTATTCAGTTTTGTAATAACATTTGCCGCAGTATAAATATTATGGAAGACAAAGACAACAAACCCCTAACAGCCACTACAGTTCGAGAACTTGGGATTGAGATTGCTGGCTTTATCAAACTTGTTAATCACCAATTCCAAGAGTTGAACAAGACCATACGAGACCTCACCGCTGCCCATGTCGCCACTAATAACAACAAAGCCAACAAAGAAGACCTGAACGCGCTTGCCAGTGTTGTTGCAGACAAAGCTGATAAAGATGACCTCAACGCACTTGCTAAACTTGTTGCCGACAAAGCCGACAAAGAAAAAACGGCTGAACTCTTGGCCACACACAGTAGCAACATCAAGAAACTGCAAAACTCTAACACCCTCAAAATAGTCTTTATGTGGATTGTACTTGTCGCATCTGCTATTATAAATATAGTATTAGTCTACAACCTATTTTCTGGAAGATAATAAATCAAGGAGACAATATGTCACTATCACTTGAACAGTTCAAGAACAAAACAATGGGTGGCTCATACGGCAACCCTGGTACTGGCACCTATAAAGGGCAGTGTGTATCATACGTTCGCATGTACATGGAAGAAGTGCAGGGTGTAAAAACTCGCATTGCTGGCAACGCAGTAGACTACTGGTACAACTCTTGGGTGTTAAGCCTGTATGACCGTGTACCAAAGGGTCAAGAGCGTAACGGTGACATATTAGTATGGGGCAACGACAACGGCAACTGGACTGGCTCGGCTGGTCATATTGCTATCCGTTACAACCCTGGTGTTATGCTAAACCAGAACTACGGCAACTCACTAAAGGTATCAATCAACGGCTTCTTTGCACCTGGATACCTCGGTGCATTACGGCTCAAGGCTCCTGCTACACCAGAAGTTAAAGTCAACGCAATCTACATGGACGTACTAGAACGCCCTGTTGATGCTGGTTCGCTTGCAATGCGCATGACACAAAGCGAAAGCAAGATACGTTCTGAGCTAAAACAGTCAGACGAATACAAGCGCTTACAAGCCTCTAAAGCCCTTGCAATCAAGAAAGCCCAAAAAGCTCAAGCTATTGAAGCAGAACGTGCTAGAGTGGCTGCTGTAGAAGCACAGAGGCTTGCTGACATGGCTGCTGCGCTTGCAAAGACAGAAGAAGTGGCAAAAGCAAAGCGACTAGCAGAAGCTAAGGCACTTGAGGCACAGAAACTAGCTGACGAAGCCGCTACACAGGCAAAGGTTGAGGCAGACGCTTCTAAAGACCTTGCCACGCAAACCTGGTTCTTGAAACTACTTACCGCCATTTTTACGGCAATAACCAACTTCGTTAAAGGTGTCAAGTAGTATATGAAAAGTTGAAGACAAAAAGACCTTACAAGGTTACAGGTATCAGTATTAAAAGATCTGCACAAGTGGCAGGAACAACGAAAGGCAAATAAGATGAGTAGTAAAATTATTGAAGCAATCAAAGACATAGACCTTAAAGATTTACTTATTCGTGCGTCCTGGACGTTCGTACAGGCGTTTCTAGCGGTTATACTAATTACATCCGAACAACTAGTTAATGCAATCTTTGCCGGCGATTGGGCAGGCTTAAAAGTAGCTGCTCTTGCAAGCGTACTTGGTGGTATTGCTGCTGGATTATCAGCGCTTAAAACACTTGTAATAAGTGTAATTAGCAAAATCAAAGCGAAAAGTGCTATACTATAAGCATTATGGAAGACACATTCATGGAGAAAGTTTCAACAGAAGAACTCAACAGGATCTCACAAGAGGCTGCTGAACTTCAGGCTGAGTACAGCATACGGCGCATTATTGTTAATCGTGAGCTTGCTCGTAGAGCAGCAATGATTGAGATTATAGCACCAGAACAAGAAATCAAATCAGCACCGATCTACCCACCATCTAACCCACCGGTACACAACCACGGCTCAGAAGAAGGCAGGGGACTAGAGTGCGGCGAAAGAATCGTAGAGAACAAATTGCGAGGCTGGTGCATGGACGGCGTTACAGAGCCAAGAGGCAGTAAGTAACATGAAAGAGGCATATCCAGTAGACAACGCTGGTATGCCGCTACGCATAGACGAATTAGACTTACGCCCATCACGACTACAGCCAATCCGCACTAACCAATCAGAACACCATTACTTTCACAGTGAGGCAGACTACACTGACCTTTTGATACCCTACACATTACGCAACCTACGGGGCGAACAAGTACGCATGCAGAACGACCAACACAACCTTGGTAGGGCTGCACTCCACCACATATTTGACGCACCACCTAAGCCCAGTCTTGAACAGATGATGGACAGATTAGACATCGCCAAACAAAACGAGGAACAGATGCGAATACGGGCAGACGGCAGGTGGATACTCCAAAGAATATCTAACATCCACTGGTTGCAGATTGACCAAGAATATAACAGGGAGAAAGACTAACATGAAGAAGTTTTGGAAAGACGACCACTTAGACAATCTAATTATGGAACCGCTTGCAAATCTTGTAATAATGTACCCACACTTGAAACGAGAAAGCCTACGACGAAAAAAAATAATGTACAAAGCAAAGGAACGCAATATGGAACGAGAGCCAACAAAGAGAGTGCTAAAAAAAGAGTGGGAAGTCTCGGCTTTTGACCGTGAAGCAAACGAGTGGACAACCACCATTAACCACGGCTACGAACACGAAAAGAACCCCGAAGATATAGCAGAAGTCTACAAACCCGTTGAAGCCGCTAAGATAAGCCCTACACGCCGCAAAGCCATACAGCGACTTGGCAAACGAGTCCTTATATACGGCGATGGTCAAGTTGGCTACAGGCGACGTATAGATGCCGTTACAGACGAACAAGAACTAATCCCCACCCATAACATACCTATGCACAACATACTTCAACAGGTAAACGCTGTACATATGCCAGAGACAACCGTCAACCTCGGTGACTTTGCCGACTTCCCAGAGCTATCACGCTTTGACCCTGACTCTGACCACTTCCACAAGACTCTAGGTATGAGTATGCGCTACATCCACGACTTCTACGCACAGTTTGTTGCCGACAACCCTAAAGGGCATCACGTTGAGGTTGATTCTAACCACGCCATACGACCACGCAGACAGATACTTAAAAACATACCAGCCCTGTACGACTTTGTACGCCCTGGCGAAGAAGACCCAAGTGCTATGCTTACCTACTACTACCTTGCTAATCTTGGCAAGCTAGGCATTGACTTCAAGTCAGGCTACGGTGGAGCAGAGTACGTGTACGGCACTGAGTACGACGCAGCACCCGTTATCTTCAAACACGGCAACCACTCGTCATCAGCCCCAGGCACAACAGTACGCAAGGAGTCACTACAGAACCCCGAAGTACACGTTTTAAGAGGTCACGGACACAACGACGAGGAAATACGAGTTACCCGTCGTGATGGCTCAGTTCTTATATACAAGCAGTTCGGTAGCAGTTGCCTGAACGATGGACCTACACCTGGCTATGCTAACTAATTGATGACGAAAACC